GCTCCGCCTAATGGGTTTTGTAAGTAACCACTTAAAGCACCAGAAGGAGAAGGCATATCTGCAGGTTCTTCTGGTGTAGACTCAAATATACCGCTCGCATAAGCAGGTATTCCTAGAGCTGCTGCTTTTTGTATTGTTGTAAGCCCTTTAAATGATTCTCCTATACCTTTTAAACCGCCTTCATATGTTGAAGGTAAAGTACCGCCAATAAATCCTCTACCAGAAGCACCAATGTCTTGGAAAAATCCACCTATACCTCCTCCTGGACCTCCTGGTGCTGCAGCATCTAATCCTCTAAACATACTATCTGAACTAAAAGGGTTAAGAGATTTTAAACCTCCTCCGCCTTTTACACCAAAACCTTGAGCTACATTACCTAAAACGTAGCCTGATGCTGCACCTTTTAAAGCTCCGTCAAGGCTACCAGTTTGAACACCACCACCTATACCACCACCTATCGCAGCACCTGCTGGTCCACCTACAGCAAAACCTACTACCGTACCGATAGTACCTGCTGCTTTTTTAAGGCTTTTACCAACTTTTTTAAACCAACCAAACTCAGGAACACCAGTAATAGGGTTGAGTGAGTTTTCGTAATGACCTACACTGTATTGATTAGGGTTAAGTTCGTGACGCTCAAAAGCGTTAAATAATTCTCTTTTTAATATGGGGTCATTAGCTATAGGTCTTGGTAAGACCATTTCACCTGTACTCAAGTGACCAATTAATGTATCGCCGTGACGACCATGTATAGCTAAACTTTCTAAACCATAAGAACTCATACAGTTATACCACTCCTATTATGAATAATACCTCTTTTGAGATCATAATACTATCCTTGTATTTCCGTTAGTTTGAACTGTTACTGAACCTACTTTTCCTATAGCTTTTATTCCATGGTCTTCTACAGGGTCTGTAATAGTGATCCAACGATTACCAGTGTAGACTTCTAAAGATTGATTGTTCGTGTTCCAGACGACACTACCTTGATTAAACTTAGCTTGACTTTTATCTGTGTCGTTTATTTGTCGAGTGTTATCGGGGTCAAACTCTCCTAAATTAATCTCTAATAATCTAATTAATTTGTTATACGTGTCTGAGCTTACTGGTTCTTCGTAGGCTAGTGGTAGTGTTGAAACTAATAATCTACTCATCGTCTACCGTCGGGTTTTACATCTAAACGGGTAGCCCCTAGTCTCCAACCTGTATCTGTATTTTCTGCTACTGCGTCATCATCTGATTCTAATCTTAACACCATCTGTCTTGCTCTTGCTCTTACGTGAGATTGCTGTGTAGTACTTGTAATTATATTCGTACTATTAGTCGTTAATGAGTCTCCTGGAAAATCTCGAGTTTTTAAAACCACATTTACCTGTCCCCCACCACTGTTTTCTAAAAACTTTAAATCAGGTATAACTCTATTTACAAAAGCAAACTGTTCACCGTCCCCTAAATCAAAGTCTGAGCTTTCTATAAAAACATTTGTCATAGGGCTTCCGTCGTCATTAAAACCTATTTCATGTTGGTACAGGTAATTATCTTTCGTAGCAACAGGGTATGGTTCTACTCCTGTGTCTAGCCAAGCTGTTCTTTCTAACTGTCCATAGAACCATAAATTTTCTGCATAGTTATAAACAACATATCGATCGATTTCACTACTAGAAGCTGAAGGATAAAACCAACCTACTTCATCAAATTGTGTATTAGAAAAAGCAAAAACTTTATAAACCTGCGATGAGTTAAAGTCATCAAACACATAACTTAATACAGAACATGGTATTTTTTTCACTGCTCCTGTGTAGACATAAAAATTATCGTATCCCATCCAAAAAACTCCAGTAGGGGCAGTAACTGCTGCCTTTGGTCCAATTAGTCCAGTATTTTCATTTATTAAATTTATGCCAAAAGTAAAAGGTGGTCCAATAAATTGCATGCTATATAAAGCTGTATCAGTCCAAACTAAAATTTCTTGTCTAGATTTTACACCACCAATAATTTGGCTACCCGAAGATAACCTCAAACTACCTGCTGTGTTTGTGTTTAATGGTTCAAACTGTAAGGCATCTTCTTGGTCACTAAAAGCGATAAGCATAGGGTCAATAGAACCAGATCTTGAAGAACCAGATATCGGGTCTGCTCCTAACACAATTAAATGCCTATCTTTTTCTGAAGTTAAAACCTGTAGACCAACAGTAGGAACTAAGTTTGCACCAGTAGTGGTTGCTAATTCAACAGCACGTGTTGAGGTACCATTGTTTTCTACCCACCTATAAATACCTCCAGCTCTGGAATTTATAATTAAATCTTCACCAAAATTATCGTGCGACCACAAACGTAATTGATTATTACCACCTAGTGGCGACGAACTTCCCCATGTACCTGCACCCCAAAGTCCAGCACCCCAACCTGTAGAAGCAACGTAAACATCTAGACCTACATTAACTTGATAAGAACCGTCTACTCCTGAACCACCATCACCAGAGTCACTGCTATTAGCTGTAACTGTTGCACCTGAAGTATCTTTAGCAGTAATTGTATAAGTATTCGTTGTTGGAACTGTATCTATTTGATATTCTTGGTTTAAAACTGCTGCTGTAATTAATCCCCCTAAACTATTAGCACCAGATATTGTTACAAAATCTCCTTGAACAGCACCATGACTAGAGTCTGTTACTGTTAATGAGCTAGAGCCATCAGTTGCCGAAAAAGTTATTGAATTAGTGCTAGTTTTTCGTATAGGTGTGATATCTGCATAGGTTGTTCCCTCTAAAACATAATATTTTAAATTAGTTCCTAAACCTAAATATTTAGAACCTGCTAAAGATATCCAGTTTTTTAAAGCTCTTACTGTGCCTAAATAAGTTTCACTACTTACTTTTTGCCAACCGCCTATTTTTTGAGGTCGACCGTTTTTAAATCTTACTAGATTTACATCAAACCATCCACCTTCATTATCATAGTCTGTGCCTTCTCTATTAATTCCTGGTCTAAATACAAACTTAGTTAAAGGCATTTAAACATTCTCCCAAGGTTTATTTTCAAACAACAATGCTTCTGCTTCTCTTCTTTTAACAAGACCTTCTAAAACCTCTCCGTTAGATTTATTCCATCTTTTTATTTGTGTGGGTACTCCTTTATAGTCTTCATTGTTTAAAACCTTTAGTAGTGTTGAACTAATAAGGTTTGTTGGACCTAAATTAAAAACCCAAGAACAAAGAGCATCAAATTGATATTGTTCAAGGTCAACTTTAACTAATTCATTTATATAATCTTCGTATTCAACCATTTCATGTAAAAGCATATCATTAGCTTCTTGTTGCGTAATAGTGTCTCCTTCTTTTACGTTTTTTATGTGCCCATAACCTATAGTCAATACACCAGCTGGGCATAAATATGCTTCAAGTTCACAACCTTCATATTTTTTAATAAGTGATAGTCCTTCTTGTGATATGTGCATACTACTCCTCAGACTTATTAGTGGTAACTTTTCGATAATACACCACAACTTCTTTAAGTTCATTTATGTATCTTTTTAGCTCTTGAGTGTTATAAGCCATCAATTCATAGTCTGGTACAGACATAGCTAAGAACACAACTTTACCTTGATCTTTTTCTATAGTGGCTAAAAACTCTTCTAAATTTTTAGTAGATACTACATACCAATAAGGTTCTTTTAAATCTATTTCTCTCGGTAATATTGGTTGTACAATAGTTCTTTCTAATGGTTTAGTAATTACTTCTACTTGTTTAGTTGGTATTAGACTGCAACTGTAAACCATCATCAAGGACATCAATATTACGACTGATCTCTTCAATGCTTTCAAATACATCTTTAGTTCCTTTATTTATTCTGGGTTCTATCAAACTCGGTTTAGCAAAAGCTAACTTACTCAAATCATGTCTTTTAAAAACATCTAAATAGCGTTGCATGTCTGCTTCGTATTTTTGAGTTTTAGCTTGTAATTTTAATAATCCTTCTGTTTGTAATTTAAAATCGTTCTGCAAACTTTCTATAGCTTCTTTTTGTTCTTTATCTCGTAATTCAAACGCCTGATTTATTTCAGCTAGTCTAGAGTTTTGCCAATACAAAAAACTACAAACCATAAACATAACAGCTATTACTCCTAATAATATTCTACTCATACGTATATATATTTAATGCTTTCTTTTTACCTTTTACTTTTATAGGTTCTAATAATTGTAACTTATAATTAGTATTTTGTTTAGTATTTTCCCCAATTAATAACTCTACACCCACTTCTTTAGTTGCCGACTCAAGTCTTGCTGCAGTATTTACTGCGTCTCCGATTGCGGTATAATCAAACCTAGATGAAGAACCCATATTACCAATTACTGCTTCTCCTGTGTTTATTCCTATTCCTATGGCTATCGCAGGTAAACCCTCTGCCTGGAGTTCTACACTAAGGTCAGACATGTTTTGCCAGATATCTTGAGCACAATTTATTGCTGCATCTTCATGATTTTTTAAGTCTAATGGTGCGTTAAATATAGCCATCATAGCATCACCTATGTATTTATCTACCATACCACCGTGTTTTTGTACTGCTCTTTGTTGTGCAGTTAGTGCTTTGTTCATTATATAGGTAACTTTTTCTGGAGTTACTGATTCAGATAAAGCAGTAAACCCTCGTACATCGGTAAACAAAAATGTAGCGTACCTTTTTTCACCGCCTAGTTTTAACAACTCAGGGTTCTTTTGTAGCTGTTTTACTTGTCTAGGGTCAAGATAATGTTCAAATTGTTTTTTAATTTGTTGTCTAAGTTTATATTGTTCTCTAAAACGAAAATAAAATATTATAGAGCCAACTGTAAACTGACTTATGATGCTCCAAGAAACGTCAATCAAGATTCCTTGTTTTATGATATAGTATCCTAAAAGCGAAGTTCCTATCATAAGGAAACTAAAACTTGTGACCCCTGCGGTAACGCCAAAGTTGCTCAATACAACCCAAACTAATAGCAGGGATATTATTAAAATTAAAACTTCAACGGCTACACTGTAGTCGGGAATAAATGGACTATTTTCTATCAATATTGATTCTGCTAGTGCTACTTGTACCTTGTGTGGTTCAAGTAACCCAACTGGGGTAGCTAGTTGAGGCATTACCCCTTTAGCTGTAACGCCAATAAAAACAAACTTATTTTCTACATCTAATTCTTTAAGTGTAGTTTCTGGGGTATTTACCCAACTTATCCACTTTCTACCCAGTGAATCTACTTTTACAGGCGGTAATCCTTTTACTGTTACTTCTTCTATACCGTTTTCATTCGTCTTAATTATGTAGGTTTTAGCTCCTGTAAGAGCTTTTAAAACTTGTGTACCAAAACTTGCTATCCATCCTTCAGGAGTTCTATATAAAAGAGGAACTCTTCTTACAAGATTATCAACATCTACAGGAGCAGAAGCTATCCCTTCTAAAGCGTTTAAGCCATCAATATTTTTGACTATCCCTTGTGATAAATAACCTCCTCTGCCTTCTCCTAAAATTACTGTACCTTCTGTTTTAGGGTATATCTGACTATCATTTTCAAACACAGCTATAACAGAAGGAGAGTATGAAAGAGCTTGTTTAAAATACTTGTCTCCACCTAACCTATCTCTATGAGGAAAAGCTAAAACCCAACCTACCCCTAGTGCTCCTTTATTTAAAATATCTATATGTATGTTTGCCAAAGTTTCTCTAGGAAAAGGATAACCTCCAGCTTTATCCACATCTTCTTCGGTAAGGTTTAGTATCACAAAATTACCAGAAGGTTCTGGTGTGTCTACTAAAACATCAAAAAGTTTTAATTTTAAAATATTTAAAGCTACTGGTTGAAAAACTAAAGGAAGAGTAAATATAAAAATTAAAACAAATAAAATTTTTAACTTCATAAACTTTGTGTAATTTGTATGATAGAGTCGCTACCGCCATTAACCTTGATAGTGTTAGTAACTCCGTTTTGAATTAGAACTATAGTATAGCTATTTGAGGTATCTAGGTCCATTCTACTGGTACTGCTTACGTTTCTTATAAAAGTAAGTTGCTGACCTGTAACGAATGTGGTTATCTGTGTTTCCTTATCTTGGCCAAAATCAGTGCCTGTTATTTTTACACCACTAGCGTCTTGCTCTAGAGCATCTTGTTCTTCTGAAACCGCTAACGCATCAAGTACATTTAACATATCTTCTAAAAAATTAACATCTAATGAGTCAATATCTAATTCTGTAAACTCAAGTTCTTTTTCTGATTCTAAAAAATCTTCCGCTAAGTAATCTATATCTAAATCATTAAAGTCTAATATAGAAACTTTTTTATTTGTTTTTTGATTTTTTTCTTCAATTACAACTTTTTTCTTAGGTGGTGTAACTATTAACATATTATCTATAATATCGAGCGTAAGATCTAAAATCACTGGTTTACTAGGAGAAGACTCAAAAACTGATACAGTAGTTGCTTCAAAAGGTTTATTTAACAAAACTGTGCCTGTGGCTGTAACTACTTCTATTTCACCACTAGATAAACCTAATTCGTCAGGTAGTAGTATTATTAAACTTCTTCCAAGCTCATCAACAGTTGTAGTAAAATCTGTTCCTCTTATAGCAATATTAGCTGTAGGTGTTTTTAAGTCTATATTTTGTTTATCTATTTTATTGAAAGTTCCTGTTATAAAACGTGCTGTGCCTAAACCAAAGGTTAAAGCCATTTTAGACTTACTTGGATTAGGATCAAATATATATTCGTCTATTGTAAGTTGAGAGTGTTCTGTAAGTTTTACTTGAGAATCATCTAAAAAACGTATAGCCATTCTACCATCAGTAGTAATAGCTTCGTCATTAGCTTGTATATTAAATTTTAACTTTGCGTTATAAGTTTTGTCTCTTAATATCTGAGCATTACCATAAACTTCAGATACATCTCCAATATTAGCAACCGACTGCTGTGCCTTGATCGTTTTGGTTGACGCAGAAAGTAGAAGCAGCATTACCGCCAGATGATATAATTTTGAGCCAGTCATTGTTTTGAGTACTTAATTGGTTTATCGTAAAGTTTCTTTGTCCGCCTGTGTGATCTAACCAAAAGTAACCACCTGAAGAAGCTGTGACACCTGTTCCAGTATACGTCACAGTATTATCACTACCGTCTATATCCATGTAATTAGTGGCTCCGTCAATATTTATACTTGATGTTACTGTGTTATTAGAACCCTGAATAATCCAATCTAGATCTAAAGTAGCAGCAAGAGCAGAAGTAGCTTGGTTTAGTGTAAGTGCATTAGAAGCTCCAGTTACTTGAACATTTACATTTGAGTTATTAGCACCATAGGTATTAGTAGGATCTGTTTGCATAGTGAAATTGTTTGAGTTTCCAGAAAAGTTGAAATAACCTGTATAGTTATCTGCGGTAATATCTCCTCTGAATATGTTACTACTGCCTATTTGATTTATATCAAGAGTCATAGAAGTACCGTCTAAATCAAGAGGGGTCATATTTGATGCACCAGTAGCAGCAGTTAAACCACCTATGAGGTTTCCTCCCCCCATTTGCTCTATATCAAGATTAGCTCCTGTTCCTGATTGATCGATATATATCTCATTATCAGAAAAAACTGTAGTCGTAAACAGAAGCGATAAAATAAATAATCCCTTTTTCATACAATCACCAAAGAATATTGTAACTCATAATTTATTTTTTTAAAACCCAATATTCTTTTTCGTACCCTATTTTAATTAATTCTAATACTGCTCCTTCTATAGCTTTTTGTAGAGCTATAGTTGAACTTTCATTATAAGCATTACCTAGCTCAATTTCAAGTAATTCAGTACCTAACTCAATAAACCTAAAAGCATCTTGAGATTGACCATAACTTAATATAGTTTTTTCAGTCATTACCTCTATAAGTATTTCACCAGTGGCTACTGATACCATTCTAAGACTTATAGTTACGACATCTTCTTTATATTGTGTACTTGCTCCTATGCCTAGATACCTTGCACCTACACCTCCTGTTCTTACGTTTGAATCATAAGAAACTACCGCTCCTTGCATTATTACACCAGCAAATAATAAAGGCATTAATTTTTTACTTTCTTTTTCTTCATTGTTTGAAGATTGTCGTGTAGAACGTATTA